TCCATTTGTTGTTGTTGAACAGCGGTGAGCTGACCGCCATAACGGCTAATATTCCGTTGTTGGATATCAGCTGTGAGGGCCGACGCGCCGGCAATATCTTCTTCTGCTTGATCAATAAGACTCGTATCAGTCTGCACCTTACGGATAGCTTGGTCTTCAAACGACCCGTAGTTGCGGACAAAATCTTCATACTCACGACGTGTTAAATCAGCAAACGCCTTGTCGGGGTTTGTAACCTCCGGGAGCGTGCTCGAACTGTAACCGCCACCACCAAACAAATTGCCAAACATCCCGTTGACACTAGAAATAGCCTGGGCTGATATATTGCCTATGCTCATCGTTAGCCTCTCCCTATAACGCCTGAGTACTGAAGGCGGCTGTTAAAGCCTTTAACCTTATTACCACCACTATCTACAGGCCTAAAAAACGAGCCTTTCTCGCCGTTAGGGCCCGTTGTGTTGGCGTTCTCTAAACCTTGCGCAACAAATGCTGTGCCTATCTGAGCAGCAGCGTTAAATTTGGCGAGAGACACATCGTTTTTAGCTTTGGCGCGTGCAAGAGCTTCTGATGTGGATAGTCGTGCGGCTTGTGACATACCGGTTTGCGCGTCAGCGGCCTGGCCTCGCGCCGTGCCCAATACGTTTGTCTGCATTTGGTTTTGTATTTGTTTACCCGCTTTTGTGGCCTGACCAAGTTGACCCTGCACTGCTTGAGCCATATCACTACCAGCGTAAGTACGTTGAGCGCCCTGCAAAGACATGTTGCTCGTCAAGGCCTGCATCGTGTCAGCGTTTGAGCGCGCACGAAGCGTAGAAGTCGTGTCTTCGGTCAGAGACTCGTCACGCATTTTGCGAAGTAGCGGATCGTACTTCTGCTTGAAACGGTTGTACTCAGCCATAGCAACAGATGCGCTAGCTTTGTCTGCCGCGGTTGGCCCTTGTTTCTTTGGTTTCTTACTCATCTACTCGCCTCGTATAAATTCTGGTGTCTAACGACCATCCACTCTGTGTGAGGTAGGGTTCCATCTTCTCGACAGGTGACCAAACCTCAAAAAACTTACACTCCAATTGTTGTGCCACATTTCGGAAGAACGGCAAATACTTAATTACTAAGTTTCTGCCTAACTCCTCGGACCAACAGATCCAAAAATGCAGCGTACGTTCCTTCGTGTACTGGTCTGTTATAACGTTCGTTATAACAAAGCAGCGGGGGCCAACGTGGAGCAGGGCGTCTCCGTAGAGACATTCTGCATATACGTCTTCTGGCCTCCATGTCAGGCTCGGTATCTGCTTCTTCATTTCAAGCAGAGCGGGCCTAATCCAATCCCATTCAGTGCGGATATCCGCTAGAACAAAATCAGATAAATGATTTTCTACCTGCGTACTTGCGGGTTTTTCTTCCACCATGAAGACCTCCGTAACGAACTTTAGCTACAACAGGTGTGTCTGCCTGACGAGCACGTCGCTCGGCATAAACCATCCCGTCATTGAATAAGGTGTTGTAGACCTGAGCAGACGCGAGGTCTGTCCAGTCTTTTGCCGGCATGCGGCAAAGACGGAACAATGCGCCGTTGATAATCGTGTCGCGGTAATCCGTCATGATTTCGTCGTCGCACGCATTGGATGTTTGTGTTGGTTTTAGGGCAACGCGGATTTCAACACCTTGTGACAACGTCGCGCCGGGTACTGGGACGAGGTTGAATGTGCTGAGGCCCTGCTTAATAAAGTACTCTGGCGTGCCCGTGTCATTACGCCAGTTCTCTTTACGCTGCTCCAAGAGTCCGCTCGAGATGGGTTCCAGAGGCTTACCGTTATAGGTCACCCAAACAATACGGTGTACAACTGTTCCGCTAGGCGGCTCTAGATCGTACTCAAAGATGTTTTTCACTACGGTAACTGGGTCCAGCTGTCGCTGATAGGCGTCGGTTTTTTCACATAGTTCGATTGCAGCACTACGTACGGCGCGCTCCGCTACGATCTCCGGGCACGCTGGAACCATCGAAATGATATCGGGTAAGAGCGATTCATATTTGATAGCCATTAGGCGTCTCCTCTTCGTTCGATGTTAGGAGTTGTGATCGTGTCTACCTGAGCCTTACCAGTGATGGCCGCGGTAAATAGGTTGTAGTGCGAGGAAGCGCGCTGCGCATTACCGGCGACCTCAGACTCTTTCATATACGCCATGTATAGGACGTAGTTCATGACTGAGTTAGCGTAGATATCGTCGACACCGAGGTTGTCGCTAGAAGTAACGGCTGCTGGGTTCTTCGAATACACAATCTCGATATACGCGTTGCCGCTTACACCGGGGAATACATAGAAGTTCTTCGGGTCTTGTTCGTCGTAAACGTAATTCTTAACTACGTTCGTATGTGCAGCCTCACCAGTTACGGCTGGGTCATGCCATGTTGGGGTCTGTGTATCTAGTACGTCGCGCGCTACCAGACGAATCGATCGCCCCCCGTCGCCGCTAGATGCTGCTGACATATTGCGCATAACGCGGAGTAGTCGATTGCCATCCGAAGGTATTGACTGCTTTGTACCATCCACCAAAGTTATGGTGGTGTTTGAAGAAGTAGCGTCCGGCTTGAGAAGAGCAATCTCACGTTGGGCGTCATTCACCCATTTGATTAACTCATTAGCTTCTGACCAACGGATACCGGCTGTATCCTGGAGTGTCTGCTGAACTCTATCTAGTACGCTCTGTACCGTTGTAGTCATTTGCTACCTCTTACGAGCGTAAAGCAGCCTCCCAAGCGGCTTCACGTTCTTCTGAAGACAGTGTGCGTCCGGCCAGCTCATTAACGACTGTGGCCTTGGGGGTGCTGTCTTTCTTAAAATTACTAGGGTCGCCCTCGTTCATTAGTTCGACCAGTTTCTGTACTAGCGTTTCTTCTTCGCTAATCTCTGGAACTTCTATAGGCTTTTCGGCCTGAGCCTGCTTTGCGCCTTGTTGTAAGGCTAAGAGACCAATAGTCTCCGATACTTCACGAGCTACTCCTGGCTCAAACAACACTGCTGCTCCGGTCAATGTGGTTACACGGAGGGGTTTCTCAGAAACAACTTTCATTGCTTTTCCTTTCTAAGTGAGAAGATGCCCCCCTCCGAAGAGGGGGGTCTTATACTTACTGGGCGGTGTCGATAGCAACGACGCCGAAATCTTCAACAGAAGAAGTGACATCGGTGTTGTACTTCGGCTTACGAAGACCGAAGATTTTACCGACAGAGATACCAGCCTGGTTTTCGTAGTCGAAGGTATCTTCTACGATTTCCGGCAGACCAATATCAGCCATGGCGAGAGCTTGAGCACCGCAGAACAATGCACGAGCACCGTTCACATCAGCGTCAGCACCCCATTTGTAGCCAGCGTCGCCAGCGTTTGAGGATGTACCGGCAGTAGCACCACCCGTGTTGAACACGTGGCGGAACTCATGAACCATGACACCATCAACCATCAGGCTTGACGAACCGGCGAACAAGCTGTTTGCCGAACCGCGAACGCCAGCGTTGCGGACGTTAGCCAGGAAGTCAGAGTCGAGTTTCAAATCCTTCATTTGCGACGGAGTCACGAAGAGGTGGAACACCTCGTCGTTACCAGCGCCACGGATGCCGCGGATGTACTGATCTTTAGCATAGGCTTTGAGGTTCACGATGCACTCGTAGCTGATTTTGTCAGCGGCGGCGACGGCAGTCGTATCACCAGCTACCAAACCGCTGGTAGCATCCCAGCGACGGTGGCGGTTGGTGGTAGGAGCAGACACATCAGAAGCAAACTCAAGGTCAACCAGCTCGTGGCCAGCTGAAGAAGAGGTTGTGCGAAGTGCGCCGTTGTTTTTGCTGGTGTAAGCAACGCCAGAAAGCGTCAGGAACGCCAGCTGGTCCATACGGTCAGCCATGGCATATGCCAAAGCGTCGCGAGACTGCTCACGGAAGTTCACAACCGTTTTTTGGTCGGCCATACGCCCAGCAACGCGGTTAGCGAAGCGGAGCTGGTCCAGCTCGATTGTGATGTCGAAGGCACGCAGTGCTTCTTCATTACCTTCCAGAGTGTTGTCGCCGGTAATACCGTCGCCAGTCATATCTGCAAGCAATGTAATGTTTGCTTTTGTACCTTTGTTTGATTTGGTCAGCTCAGTTACGCGCTGTACCATTGCATTCTGCCCAGAACCAGCGAACTGGTTAACGAAGGACATATTGCGGGCCACACGCCAAAAGTCGCGTGACCACACCTGCAGCTGATCACCTGTCAGCGTGCCATAGTTTGTAGTAGCCATTGTTAGCTCCATAAGAGATGTGTTTCACATAATGGTTAGGGTCATCCCAACCACCGACAGCCAGCTTTTGGAGAGGCCGATCCGTATACCCCGTATCGTGGGGAACGTGTGGCGTATGTTTTACGAGTTACGACCTCGACGTAGTTAACGTCCCGGCGGACGAGGACGATTTTTAACGTGATCGGTCACGGGCTGATGTCGCTCAGTCAGGCGAATTAATTTATATTAGTCAAACTAATATCTTGCCGCAAGCGATAAGTATGGCGCAGGCAATTAAAGCCAAAGCCATACCTACCACATGCGACGGAAAGTTCACTAGACGATATCGCCTCTCAAACGCTGGAGCGTTGCCTCTGGCAGCGCGTTGAACTCGTCTTCTGACATACCACCAAAGTCAACAACGTTCTCACCGCGTGACGACGAGCCTTCACCTTCGAGTTCTGGCGGCTGCGATTCAGCTGCTTTTAACTTTTTAGCGACTGTCGCCTTCTTCTTGGCGCTCTGCTCTACTTTTTGTTGCGAAGCTGCAAGAGCTGGGCCATCAGATGGCGTATCGTCGAGTCCACGATCTTTAACCACGAAATTAACTGCTTTGCCCAAAGCGTCAACTGCGTCGTAACCTTTAATAATGAATGCGTCACGTAGTTCAACCACTTCATTTGTATATTCCTCGTTAAATTGGTCTGAGTTCTGGTCAAAGACGGGGAAATTAGCCTCCATCTCGGCCGCGGCTTGTTGTAGTGCGGTAGCTTGAGCGTTTTGTTGGACTGTTTGGCCCATCTTCTGCTCCATATCCCACTCGATCTGCGCTTTTTCGGCGCCTCTTATCTCTTTACGCAGGGCTACCGCCTTTTCGGCTTCGCCATCGAGTACCAACTGCTGATATTCGATTTCTTTCGTGTCAAAATCGTACTCTTCTGGTGCTTCTGCGGGGGTTTCAGACGCTGCTTTCATATCATCGACCTGTTTTTGCAGTGCTTTCTGTTTCGCTAACACTTCATCAAGGCGAGATTTAGGCACCATCGGATTTTTAGATTGGGGTTTCTCTGCTTCAGCTGCGAGAGGTAGCTGTTCTTCCTCTTCTTCCGGCTCTTCCTCTACGACTTCGGTAGGTTCTGCAGAATCTGGTTCGTCGTCATCGTCAACAGCTTCTCCATTGTCTTCTTCCGCCGTCTCTTCATCTCCAACAGCCGCTTCTTCCTGCGGTGTTTCTGGCTCAGATTCTTCTGCATCGCTCTGTTCAGCATTTTCTGGCTCCGGGTCGGGTTCTGGAAAACTTAAATCAACGTTTTCGGCCTGTTCGAGCGCTTCTGCGCCCGGCATGACTTCAAATTGAAGACTATTGTCTTCTTCTGCTTCCGGTTTTTCGGGTTGTTCACTCATATCTAACTCCATGTTTTAGCTAAATTAGCTATTTTGGCCATTCCTAGCTGCTGTATTCATGGCAGTGGTGGCCAACTTCGCCGCTGCCGATGTTTGTGCCTGCGTCTGACGGGTTTCATTAGTCATGCCCGCCAATTCACGACGTAGCGCAAGATTCTCTTGAGCGATTTGCAGCTCTTGCTGCAGCTCAGCCATCTTGAGTTGAGGCTCGATCTCAGCCATTTCTTGTGTTTTAGCAATATTGACCGCTGTGTCGCTTTGCAGTTTGCGTACTTCAGCCTCAAGTTTGGCGACTTGGAGCTGTGCTTCCTGCATAGCGAGCTGCTGCTGCATCTGCATAACTTGCATTTGCTCTTCGGACGGATCTTGGCGCAGACGCGAGGCGAGCTCAGCTTTCTTAGCAAGGTGCGAGTACTGAACAATGGCGTCATCAGGAACAGCCACACCGGCTTGCCGGAGCGCCAGGGCTTCAGCGAACTGAACTTCGTCAAACGAATCGCGCGCTGGCATAGTGCCGATAACTACGTCGTACTCACCGATGGTAAGGTCGTTCACGATTGTGCCTTCCGGGGTCATTTCGTTAATGACCATGTCCTCGCGCGGCTCCATTGGGTCTTCATCATTAGTAATCCTAATAATTCTTTCCTCGGTATAAAACGTTTGGACCAGATTTAGAATCTTCTCGGCAAGGTACTGACGGGTCTTCTGGAGATTATCCAGCGGGACCTGAATCATAATCACGCCGCGGTTTTGTTTTGCCTGAATCGCAATGCCAGAAACTTCGGCGCCATCGGTGCCGAGCATTGAGTCATTAATACCACTGATGGCTTTGATGTTTGCAGCGGCTTTCTGACTGATGCGGTCGAGACCGGTTGGGATCTGGTTGGGTTGTATTTTTGCTGGGGGGGAAGACCCACGATTATATTCCAGTACCAGACCGGTCTCAGCCCCATGCTCTTCTAGGTCCTCAGACTGCATATTCGTGAGTGACCCAGACTCCACGACCCATCCACTGTTGGCTGTGGTGTTTACAATATGCAACTCTTGCGAGGCGATTTTGTTCAGTTGCTCTTGGGGGGAGAGCAGGTTGCGTACCATACCGAACGGGCGTCCACGCCTGAAGTAAGCGAAGAACGGGACAATAGTAAAGTCAGCGTAGGGCGACCAGTCGTCATGTAGCACGACCTTGTCACACGTTACAGTCCAACGAACTTTCTTCTTGGTCTTAGTGTAGATACTTAAGCCGTAGTCTTTAGCAAACTTTTTGGCTTTACGATCTGACCACGCTTTGGGTACTTCTCGCTGGTCGCCAGTGTTTGGATCTACAAAACAATCGACACGAGTGACTTTGCGATGTTGCCGCTCAATAACGCGTAGTGATTTAACAGTACGGTGCTCGTCTTCGTCAGGAACAGTGGCCCCGAGAAAATCATCCACGTCATCGGTATCTCCGTAACGTGTTTCAGAGTACTCGACAGAGTCGCGGCCGAACGAGTTACCATTCTCCGAGATGAACCGGAGACGGTCTGCTTGTTCTTGTCCGTACATTTCTTCGATGTCATCGAGCGTCATCCAGCGGGTATAGAAAAACTCGTTCCAAGTTTTCGGGTCATAGTCTTTTGCATCGGGATCAATAACTACGTCCAGCGGGTCTAGCGCTTTGACTCGTACTTCACCTTCAACGTGATCTGAAAAATCCATGCGGGTGTCGAAATAGCCACGGCCGTCCATAATCAGACCGTCGGCGAAGACCTGCTGCTCAATCCAATCGAGCTTATTGTTATCCGCAATCTGCATGTACAACTTTGTCAGCGTGTGCGCAACCTCTTCTGAGCCACCGCGACGAGGTTTAAATTTAATATCGGCGCGACGGTTGGATTGCTCACCAAGTACGGTGTTTACCGTCGGTAGAACTGTGTTAATCGTCAGGGCGGGGCGGCCTTCGGCATCCAGCATAGCGACGTCTTCTGCGTCCCACTGTTCGCCCTGATAGTACGCGTCGCACTTCTTGGCTAGGTCTACATAATCTATGTGACCGTTGTCTCGAGCCCGCGTGTAGCGATCCCATTGTTCGTGGGCAAGACGGTCTTCTTCGCCTGGTGACATGCTGGGTTTTTTAGACGTGGGATCTTTGGCCATATTATGCACTCATCGCTGACTTGTTACGCACCGGCTTACCAATGAACTTCAGCTTGTCCCGCCAGCTCGGTGGTTCTACCACCCGCTCGCTGAACGAACTGAACTCCGTCATCATGAGACCAATCCACGCCAGTGCATCAACCTGGTCATCATGAACACCGTTGGGGAATCGCAATAATTCAGCGACCAACGGTCCTGTGAAAACTTCGTTACGCGGCAGGAAAACATACCCCTGCTGCATACGACCTTGAATCGCCCGCGCACGGGCTTCCTTATCGCGACGACCTACCTTCAGATCCTTGAAGTAGGCTTCGTGGAGACCTCGCTCGCGCGTTCGCTTTTCTAGGAACGGGCCAAGCGCCATCTCGATGTGGCCTTTCTCTATACCAATAATAGAAGGCCTCCATAATTCATACATGTCTAAGATGCGTTCGACAAGCTCAAAACCGTCGTAACGACCTCTATCGACATCTACTACAAACAGGTTGTCCTGCTCATCAACACCCACAACCATGCCGACCGAGTAGTCATTTCGGTCGCGCTTACCGATGGCCAAGTCCCATGCTGCGTAGAACCGCATGCGGTCTAGGTCAACATCGTCATGGTCGTAGTACTGAATCATGTCGCGGGTAAAGTAATCACCGTCATCGGCAACGGGATTTTGTTGATAAAGGGCGGACCAGTCGCGCGGGCCGACAGCTTTTTGGATACGCTCCAGTGCTTCCGTGTCGTAACGCTCTGGGTGAAGTGCATCGCCGCGCTGCCGGAACTCTTCGTCCTCTTCAGCGATAGCGGGATACTTCACCACCTCCCAGTGGTCTCCGCCTTCCTCCATGTTCTTTAGCAAACGACCGACGAGGTCGTCGTCGTGCCAGCGGGTCATAATCACAAGAATGCCGCCGCCAGGCGCAAGTCGGGTGTATGCAGTTGATGTGTACCAGTCCCAAGTACCTTCTCTGTTGTTTTGCGACTCAGCGTCCTCGCGGTTTTTCACTGGGTCATCAATCACAAGTACGTGTGCACCTTTACCCGTGATACCACCACCCACACCAGCAGCTACATACCCGCCGCCCGCGGTGGTGAGCCATGCTTCTGCGGACTGCGAGTCGGGGTCCAGCCGAGTCTTGAATGTAGTCTTGTAACTGGTCTCGCGGAGCATCGACCGTACTTTCCGAGAAAAGGTCATGGCCAATGCCCCCGAGTACGAACAGCTAATGAACTCGTGGCTGGGGTTACGACCAATGTGCCACGCCGGGAAACCAGCACTGGCAATCGTCGATTTACCCAAGCGAGGGGGCATCTGCAATATGAGCCGAGGGCTCTTCTTATCCACAACGTCTTCAGAGAACTGTTCCAGTCGGCGGCATATGTCTTTATGCACCCAGCCAGCCATGTAGTCTGGATTGTTCCGTTCAATAAACGGCAACAGTCGACGACGGGTTAAGAACCGTTGTGCGAGTTCTTGCTTCGCAAGTTCTTCGGCTGTGGTCTGTTGTTCAACTTCTTGCGGCGTCGGCTGATCGGGGTCAGGCATCTTGTCCTGCATGTCAGCCACGCAATAAGCACAGTAACCGTCGTCACCGGAATACAGTGTTTCGGGCTGCGTCTTATGGCAACGTTTACACTCTATGGTCGGTATATCAGTCAGATTTTGGCTCCAGGTGATCGATGGTCTTACCGGCCAGCTCTAACAGCTCTTCGTCCGTCATACGTTCCAGCTGTTTGGACCCGTTGATCTGTATGTTCACCAGGGGCTTGGTTTCTTCTTTAGCCACGCCGTGCAACTTCACAAGTGAGTCGGTGGTGTTCTTCATCTCTGTTGCATTCGCTGAGGCGCGGTATGCAGACAGGTACATGTTGTGCGCGTCGACTAAGT